TTACAAGGTTTAAAACCTTAGATAGTGTTGTAGGCTCGTTAAGTTTTTCTAGCTCTGCATCCAACTCATCCTCTAAATCATAATCAACCTCACGGCTATCAACTAATACCCATTCGTCTAAATCAATGTCTTCACCATATTTCGCAACATCTAACTCATCCTGTGCACTCATTTTAACCTCTTGTACGGGCTGTGGCTCATCCCCTTGTAAAGGATTCAATGTTTTAAACTTTAGGTTAAGAGAAACACCATTAAATGATAACACTTTTTTAATCATTTCAGTGATCATTTGTTGTTTTGGCTTTATAACCATGTTTTCAAATAGCAACGATCCTGTTTTCATTTCATCAGCATTGGAACTAAATCCTGTAGCAACCGATACCCCAAACAATAATGGAGTAGTTACGTTATGTGAACGTAATATTTTGAACGTAGATTCTTCACTCAAATATTGGTAATGGTCTGGAGCATCATTTAAAGGTATTGAATCAATTGTTGTTTTGGTAGCTTCATTTTCATTAAAGGATATTACTACTTTCTTACCTTTCGACCCCGTTAATTTTCCAATTACTTGAGCTGAAATTTCATCCTTCATCTCGTCAGTTGGGGTGCCGTTGTTAAAGTTTATTATACTTGTTGGTGAAAAAGAGTTACTAACCTCATTTATAAGGTATTCAGCCATTTTTTCTTCAAGTAACGCGTAATCAATTCCACCTTGATAATCTACATTTGAAAAGTATTTCATTCCAGCAGTGTAAGGCGCTAGATATAAAATTTCAACTTCTTTTTTAGACGTTCCAAACGCATCAAATCTTTTAGGCACGTATTTTTTTGGATCCGTCCAATTGTCAGAATAGAAATACCCTACAATATCACCATCTTGGTTACATTTCTCAGGCCTTAATAATTGAATAGGTGTATGAAAAGCCCTTGTAATCGCTTTATGTCCCTTATCGTAATGAATCTGTAAGGCACACTGCCCTAACGCGTACAAATCAAAGATTATACGTCTTAAATCATCCTCTTTTAATATAGATAACAGTTGCGCCCATTCGTTTGGCTTCATCGCGCTATCCGTAGCTGTTAAGCCTTGACCGTATATTAGTCTACAAATGTTGTTTATTACAGCGTTGTTAGTTGCTGAATTGCTGTAACGATCTATTAAAAACTGATAGTAGTTATTATCTTCACCATATTCCACCCACTCATTCTTGTTATTTTCAACAATTACGGGAGCTGTATAGGATGATAATTGTATAATGTTATTATTCATATATAATAAATTCGTTTGTTGTTACCGTTTGAGTAAAATTTGAGCTTGGGTTGTTCGTGCAAAATATACGTCCGTAAAATCTAATGTCGTTGGTTTTACCAATTTTACAAATATACGTATGACCTTCTATTAATCCAAATGTAGCTGTTGCTGTATGGTAATAGTCACCTGTTGCGTAGGTAGTGATATTAATCGTTGTGGTGACGTTTGTTTGTTCGTCTGTTAAGAATATCTTATCTGAGTTTCCTGAGCCTTCACGTGGCACAAAGTAAACTATTTGCGGTGATGTGGATGTCGTTAATACTATCATGTAATAGTATAACTAAAAAAGAGTGTTTTTGTTGCAAAAAAAAAGAGGGGTGTTTTAAGCCCCTCCGTGTATTAACTTGTTACAATTGTCGATGCTGCTGATAAAGGTATAGTCGAAGCCTGTCCAACCCTAAATGAATTAGTGCCATTTATTACAAATGGTGACGGTAGTAGCTCCTCGGCAGTAAATGTTAAAGAGTAACCATTGAAGTCACCTAAAGCACCACCATTATTGACACTTCCTGCCGTTAAATCACAACCTCTTAAAAGTCCAACTAAGAAAAATTGCCCTTCGTTGTTTTCAACTAAAATTCTTGGTTTTGCATACGCTAAAGTTTTTACAGCGTTGTGTGTTGCAATGTCTTGTTTTTTTAGTTTAATAGTCAATGTTTGACGAAAGAAAGTTGTTCCATTTTCACGTGAACTTACTATCTCTTGGTCATAAACATTTTCGTTAGATTTTAATTCATATTTGTAAATAGAATTAACAAAATTTACATAATAAACTTCATCAGTATTTACAAAAGGCGGTGTACCTGAAGGGTCGTAAAATACAATATTTCCTGATTGTAAATCTTGATTTATAAAGTATACGTTTTTAAGCCCTCCTAAGCTATCCTTACAAGGCTCTGAACGTCCAAGTGTTATTAAACAAGCCATGACTAAGCAGTTGTTACTGTTGCACCTGTGAAACAATCAGAAACAATTGTTGTTGAACTTGTTATGTCTGTGAATGGTGCCGGTAGAGCCTCCTCCGCAACAAAAGTCAAACTGTAACCATTAAAATCACCTAAGGCACCACCATTATTAATGCTTCCCGCTGTTAAATCAGCACCTCTAAACAATCCCATAACAAAGAATTGACCGTTGTTATTTTCCACAAGGACGTGAGGTCTTGAGTAAGCCAATAATTTGATTTCTTTGTGAGTAGTCGCGTCTTGTTTTTTCAGTTTAATTGTTAACGTTTGACGGAAGAACGTTGTACCAGCTTCGCGACTTGATACGATTTCTTGGTCAAATACATTTTCATTAGACTTCAACTCATACTTGTACAAGTTGTCCACGTTTGTTACTGCTGTTATTAAATCGTTTGAAAAAGTCACATCAGATGGAACTATCTGAAAATTAATGAAGTACACCGCTTTGAGTCCTCCGATTGCTTCTTTGCACGCTTCCGCGCGTCCTATACTTAAATTACAAGCCATAAAAATAAAGTTTAAAAAAAAAGGAGGGAATATACCCTCCCCTTAATTGGTTAATTGATTAGTTAATTAGTTTGCTCCGTTTACGATGTTGTAAGTAACGATGTCAGATACAGAATGGTAATTTACAGCCATTCCTGCACGTAACACAAATCTTACATTTTGTGAACCGTCCAATGGGGACATGTCTAAAAGCGCGATTTCATTTGTATCGTTTAATAAACCACAACCGAAGAACAAGTTAGAAGTTTCAGCAGCAATGGCAGTGTTAGCAGCCAATCCGTTAGCAACGAATAATGGAACACCATCGAAAGTTAAAGCACCACCATTGTACCATTGTGTTCCTTTAGCATCTGTACCCGAATTTGAAGTAGCAGCTACTGAGAAACCACCCAACGCTCTAATGTAAGCCTTCATAACACCTTGTGGCACGTAGATTTTCAAGTCTGGTGAACCGTACAATGCAGCAGGAATAGCATCTACAATTTTTCCTAACTCAGCGATTACCGTAGCAGAAGCAGAAATAGCAGAAGAACCTGCAACCTCGTTAGCAGTTGGTAAAGCAGCATCTGCAGCTAACAATGTAGCGATACCGTCAATTTGACCCGCTGTTGCGTTAGTACCTCTCCAAATAGAAACCTCAACAGATGAAGCGACTTTATCAGTGATGTAAGCTAACAAGTAATCAACAAATGATTTTGCCAAAACTTTGTTTGCACTGAATCCCATTTCTTCAGCTTGCCATGTAGCCAAAAAGTCTTTTTTACACAATTGTAAGTTAACTTGAAATTGCTCTAAAGTCAAACTTCTTTCAGAAAGTGTTACAGTAGATGTAGCATCAAAATCACAAGTTGCGTTCTTTAAAATGTCGTCCGTTCCAATTTTGAACATTGTTGTTTTATAAGCAATGTTTGGTATGATAGTCATACCTCCATTTGCTAATGTGTTACCGCTTAATAAAGCAGCTTTTACCCATAGCTTAGAATCTTGCCCAGCATATGAAGTTGAAATGTTGATTGTTGTAGCCATTTTTTATTTGTTTATTTGTTGTTGTATACTTCTTCTAAAATCTTATCTCTTGTTGATTTACCTGTATTTATAGCTAAATCCATATGCTCAATTGGTTTTGAGTTTTCAGGGTTGTACTGAATTGGTTTAGGTTCTTCAGTCAACTCGATTACTTCGGGAGTCATTGCAGCTAACTTAGTTTCAAGTTCAGCAATCTTTGATTCCATTTCTGCGAAGTGTTGTTCTGTGATTGATACAACTTTTTTAGGTTGTTTTACTTCAACTTCGGGAGTCACATCAGCTTCAACAGGCATTTCTTCCTCTTCCTCTTCTTTTGGCATCTCTTCAATTGAAGCAATCATTCCTTTTTCTTCAACAATAAGTAAACGACCATCTTCAAGCTCGTACTTGCCAACCTCTAAAGGTACAGGTTCACCTTCAGGAACTACAATCATAACACTTGCTCCAACCTCGAATGAATCGGCTTCAATTACCGTGTTACCATCTACTAACTTCATCTGCTCTAACTTCACCTCCATTCCTAGGAAGGTCTTGATAGTTTTTAACGCGTCTTTTATTTCTTTAGTCATAGCTTTTTTATTTAATAACTTTATTAACCTCTTTCTGTTGTAATTTGCCTTACTTCAATAGTATGGTTTACATTACTAATTGTTTGTTGGTTAGTACTTCCAACCCCTTGAGAGTTACCATCGCAACACTCTTTACTGTACGTGCCATCTTTACACTGGCAA